CAGCAAAAGAGATACTACAAACAACTGAAAGAAGAAATGATCCTGCAAGCTGCGGGAGAAGAAGTTACGGCAGCAAACGCAGCGGTCAATATGAACAAACTGTTGCAGATATCGTCAGGTGCGGTTTACACCAACGCGAAAGAGACATTGGAGTTCGATGTCAAGCATAGATACAAGGTACTGCGAGAGGTTATCGACGAGTCAAGTAAGAAAGTTCTAGTGTTCGTACCGTTCCGTCACACTATAGAGATACTCTCGAACAAGCTGACTGAAGACAAGATATCGAACAACGTGATCCACGGTGACATATCTGCCCCGAAACGAACGGAAGCGTTTAGGCAGTTCCAAGACAGCGAAGACCCACGAGTGCTGATCATACAGCCTCAAGCTGCGGCACATGGTGTAACGCTTACAGCAGCGAATACAGTGGTCTGGTGGGGACCAACAAGTTCCCTCGAAACCTACGCGCAAGCCAATGCTAGGGTGCACAGATCGGGTCAGGACCACAAATGTACGATCATTCAACTGCAAGGATCGCCCGTAGAACAACGTGTCTACAACTTACTTGATAATAAAATAGACATACACACAAAAATTATTGATCTTTACAAGGAATTACTTGACTAAGCTATAAATAACAACTAGAGTGGACGAAACGACATTGGAGGAGATCGTTATGGGAGATGCAATCCCCGTGGAAAAACTCGTGCGCGTATTCATAAAGATACGTGATGCGCGTTCAGCCCTCAAAGCTAAGTTCGATGAAGAGGACGGTGCTTTGAAGGACAAACTAGATACCATCCGACATGCCTTGTTGGAGCATTGCAAGGAGCACGAAGTGGAGAGCGTGCGTACTTCGGCAGGTATCTTCTACCGTTCTGTTAAGAGACGCTACTGGACTAGCGATTGGGAGTCGATGCACAAGTTCATCTTGGAGCATTCGGAACCCTCGCTGTTGGACAAGCGGATTAACCAAACCAATATGAGGCAGTTCTTAGATGATAACCCTGAATTGGTGCCCAAGGGTCTTAATGCAGATACCGAATACACCATTTCAGTGAGGAAAGCCTAATGGAAAGGAAGTTCGTGCAGATCGAAGACATTGCTAGAAAGCTGCAAGTCTCTGTATCAACGATAAGAGCGTGGGTACGTCAGGGGCATATCCCCGAAGACACCTACATAAAGGTAGGTAAAACCTATCGGTTCAGCGAGGAAGATGTCCTCGAATCACTGCTACGTAGGCAACCTACGCGGCATTCTGTGGATGATGAAGCGCCAAGCATGGATATGCTAGACGCGATTGACGAAGACTATTAAGGAGAACGGCATGTCAGATATGACAATATTTGAAGCGAAGGGGGCCGTGAGTGCAGAGCTATTCGAGTCACTCAAGGACGTAAATGACAATCTACTTAGCGGTGCGCCAACCGGTAACAAGTCACGTCGAATTAGCATCAGCGGTGGTAAGTTTAGAGAGTTCGTTGGTGGAGAGCAGGTTGCAGTAAGCAAACAAGACTTCATGAACATTGTAATTGTAAATGCTGCCCAGATTTCTAGAACCTATTACGCAAGTGAGTACAACCCAGAGAAGGTTGAGCCGCCTACCTGTTGGTCAGCAGACACCAACACACCTGCGAAAGAAGTACCTGAAGATCAGCGTCAGTCAGCACGTTGCATGGATTGCACGCAGAACGTGAAGGGTTCCGGTCAAGGACAGAGCCGTGCTTGCCGGTTTGCTCAACGCATCGCGGTAGTTCTAGAAGACGATTTAGATAATGTCTACCAGTTGCAGCTACCCGCTACTAGTATTTTTGGCGATGTGAAGAACGGTAATATGCCAATGCAGGCATACGCCAGACACCTTGCCGAGCACAAAGCTCCAGCAATCGCTATCGTCACTAAGATGTATTTCGACGAGAACAGTCCTACGCCCAAGCTGTTTTTCAAGCCAGTTCGACCCCTCGCTGAGGAAGAAGTGAACAAAGTGCTTGCGCTCAAAGATCATCCAGATACTATAAGAGCGATTACGCTAACCGTTGCACAGACCGATGGCGTGCAGAAGCCAGCTATGGAAGCATTGTTCGTCGAGAAGAAAGAAGAAGCGGTAGTTGAAGTCGAGCCTGTAGAAGCGAAAGCGGAATCCGAACCGGTTAGCGAACCAAAGAAAGTGGTTAAGAAGTCTACTCCTCCACCTAGTGAAGACTCAGTGGATCTAAAGGATATCGTAGACGATTGGGATGACTAACCACTAATAAAGCATCACGATGGGAGTTTTTGAAGGGCGAATACTTGCTCCTGTCGTGGTGACTTTCGGATGAGCAGAGAGCATGGATACAGAAACATTTCTGCGAACGGCATTAGGGGACGAGGGTTACTATTGCGTATTCGCATATAAACAAAAGAACGTAATACAAAAATTCTACTCAGAAATACAGGAGGTCATCGACGAAGCCCAAGACCTAGACGCACACGGCTACAATACCTTCTACGCGCTAGGCACGTTTATAACATCACAGAACAGAGAAGCTGATAACGTTCAGCAAATGCGGTCATTGTTTTTAGACATAGACTGCGGAAAACTTTCGGAAAAAGAACAGCAGCGTGGGGTCAAGAAGTACCTCACCCAAAACGAAGCACTAGCTGCATTAAAAAGATTTTGCAGAGAAACCGGTCTACCCAAACCAACGATTGTTAATTCTGGTGGTGGACTGCACGTATACTGGTTCCTATCTACACCTGTCGATAGAGAGCATTGGCTCCCAGTAGCAAAGCGGCTCAAAGTTGTTGCCGCTGAACACGAACTTTACATAGACAATTCTGTTACCGCAGATGCCGCTCGTATTTTACGAGTACCACTAACACGTAATCACAAGTACGAAGACCCTAAACCGGTGCGCGTGCTGAACGATACGTTGACCGCGCCACTCAGTCTTGAAAACTACATAGACATATTAGGGGCTGGCGAGGGCTTCCTCACCGAAGTCAAAGACACGGTGCCTATGGGTTACAGCGCAGTTCAAACTGCGTTGATGGGTAACTATGAAAGCTCGTTCAAAGACATTCTGCAACGCACGATGAAAGGCGATGGATGTCAGCAGTTAGGCATAATCGCTACACAGCAAGAGACTTGTTCTGAACCACTGTGGAGAGCGGGTTTATCGATAGCTAAGTTTTGTTCGGATGGACACAAAGCCGCCCACCGTATATCTAGTAAGCACCCCGAGTATTCGGAAGAAGAAACCAACCAGAAGCTGGACCAGATCAAAGGGCCGTATCGCTGCGAAACCTTCGATAGCGAGAACCCCGATGTCTGTACTGAGTGTCCTCATTGGGGCAAGGTTGGATCACCAATCAGCTTAGGGCGACGAGTGAAGGAGGCGATTGATGAAGACAATATCATTCACGTTGCCGATGTCACTGCACCAAGCGGGACTACTAGTAAATATGTAATACCACAGTACCCGCACCCATACTTCAGAGGGGCTAACGGCGGTATCTATGTTCGCGTACCCGATGGGCAGGATGGCTTTGTAGACGAGATGATTTACCACAACGATTTGTACGTTGTGAACCGTTTGCACGATATGGATCAGGGCGAGATGATCGTCATGCGGTTACACTTACCTCATGATGGTATACGAGAGTTCACGGTTCCTTTCACTGCGGTAACATCTAAAGAAGAACTGCGTAAACAATTGTCCGCGCAAGGTGTTGCTACACTGCACATGGATAAACTTATGAAGTACACAATGACATGGGTTAACGAATTGCAAGCTGCGGAAGTCGCGCATCAGGCTAGAAGGCAGTTCGGTTGGTCCGAAGACCACACGTCATTCACGCTTGGTAATAAACAAATTTATGCAAACAAAGTAGAAACTAACCCAGCCTCCACCAAAACCGCTGGGTGGATGCCACACTTCAAACCGAAAGGTACGTTGGAGGAGTGGAAAGAAACAATAAATTTCTACAACCAAGACAATCTTGCATTGCATCAGTTTGTTGTATGCCGTGCATTCGGTAGTGTACTGCTTGAGTTCTTCGAGGGTATATCTAGTTCGCTCTTCCATATTAACGGTGGTACGGGCATAGGCAAAACCACGGCTATGCAAGCAATGCTTTCGGTGTGGGGTAATCCCGACAAGCTCATGGCTAGAGAAGAGGACACCTATAACGCCAAGATGAATCGGTACGAGGTGTTTAAAAATCTACCCATCTGCATGGACGAGATGACTAATACGTCACCAAAAGCTCTCAGTGCTTTGATCTACCAGATTACAGCAGGTAGGCAGAAAGACCGGATGGAACAAAGCGCCAACAAGAACCGTACGTTGGGCGAGCCTTGGAAATCTACCGGATGCTCTGCGGCGAACATGAGCATTGTAGATAGGATCACTATTGGCAAAGCAGATGCCGGTGCTGAGTTGCAGAGATTGCTGGAGTACAAAGAAGTACGTCAGTATTTCGATACCGATGGGAAAGAAAAGACCGATGCGTTTACCGTACGGCTACTACGCAATTACGGACACGCGGGCGTCGTGTACATTCAATACTTACTGAATCACCTTCAGGAGGTAGAGGATACGTTGTATGAAATACGCAAACGTGTAGATAGAGCGGCTGATCTTTCTTCTATGAATAGGTATTGGTCCGCCGATGTCACCTGCACGGTAGCAGGCTGTCATTTTGCACGTAAAGCTGGGCTGATCTCTTTTAATACCAAGAACATATTCGAGTTTGGTTTGAAGGTTATTGAAGAGAACAAAGGCTATGAAGCTGCTTTGAAGTTAGATGTAAGTCAGTTGATAACTGAATACATATCTGAGCAGTACAACAACATCCTGTGGATTAAGAGCACGTTCGATCTTAGGAAACAAAACTCTGAAGAGGATACGCGAGAGTTCCTACAGAACAACGGGCTTGACGCAATGTTGGTCGAGCCGATGAAGAACCCAAGGGTCAAGTTGGTCGGACGCTACGAGACGGACAAGAAACGTGCTTTCCTGATACCTAAGTATATGAAGGAATGGTGTGTAGAAAGGCAGTTGGACTACAGCAGTTTGATGCAAGATCTAAAAGAGACACTGGGCGCGAAGAAGATAAGAACACGCATAACAAAGGGTACGCACATGGATCTATTGTCCGATGTGATTGTATTTACCCTGAATTACAACGCGTCTGATGAGGAGGATTGATGAATTATCCCCTGATGGGGTAATCGTCAAAGTGCGGTGGGGCGATATGGTAGTCGGTTCTTCCATATTCATCCCCTGCATAGACACTGTAACGGCAAAGAAACAAGCAAAGAAGGTACTCGCGGATAAAGGGTGGGAATGCAAGTTAGCGACGACTGTAGAAAATAAGATGCTTGGGGTACGCATCTGGAGGCTTTTGTGATACGCTGCGGCTGACAGCACTCCTCCACAGTCTGTCGTTTCTCCAAGGTTGTACCCCCTCTTCGGAGGGGGTTTTGGCCGCACCCCACATCCCTCTTGATCGAGGTATCCCCCTTATAGTGGGGTTCGCGGCCCTCTTTGTCTGGAGGATGTTTCACATGAAACCAACGAGAGTAGAGTTACTTTTAGCGTGGATTACTTTAGTAAAGATGCGCGAAACGTATAAAATAGACGCTGCTGATGATCAGTTTCTACTAGCAACGCTAAATATTGTTGACAAATACCAGCATAAGTTGATGGTAGACGAAGAGACTGCAATACACCCTAAGCACTAGAAGTTTTCAGCGATGTCGTACCAGATGTTGGGCGTCTCGTCGTACTCAGATACAAAATCTAGAGCTTCTGCACGGCGGCGTGGGCTGACCGTGATGCCATGATACATAGTAGACGTAGTTCGCATGTGCTGCTTCATGGACCGCATAATTGTGTCGGGCGTAATAGAAACGGTGGGGTGTCGGCTGTTG